CCTTTTACAGGTATTCAAATGCAAGAAAGAACTCTATCAACAAACAAGTTGATTTCTAAGACTTTCCTAGGTAATGAAACAGAAGAAGATGCAATCATTCCAATACTTCCTCTACTAAGAGAATCTATGGTTAGATCTCATGCAAGAGGTATTGAAAACGCACTTCTATTAGGTAACCATGCAGATGGTCAGTATACTTCAGGTATATTTGATGGTCTATTGCAAATGGCACAAGCAGACTCTGACTTCACAGATGACGTTGGTGCAGGCTCACCTGCAGCCTTCGCAGCTACAGACAAAGTCTTAGCTTCAGACCTATTAGGAATGAGAAAAAATATGGGTAAATACGGTGTTAATCCAAATGATGTAGTTTATCTTGTATCACAAGACGCATACTACAACTTGCTAGAAGATGCTGAGTTCCAAGATGTCAATTTAGTTGGCGATCTTTCAACAAAGCTATCTGGTGAAATTGGACAGGTATTCGGATCAAGAGTTATTCTTTGTGACGAGTTCCCATCAAAAGCAGCAGCTAAATTTGCAGCTGTAGCTGTTTACACCAGAAACTATGTAATGCCAAGATTAAGAGGTGTTACAATCGAATCTGACTATGATGTCGAAAACCAAAGAAGAGTACTTGTGGCTTCACAAAGACTTGGATTTGCTGATATCATCGCAGGAGCAACATCAAAATGGGGCTTTAAATACGACGCTAGTTAATTAGCATAGAGGCTTGAGGGGAGCCTATCCCCTCACTTTTTCAATTATGGCAGATTTAATAACAGTACAAGAATATAAAGACGCAGAGGGCATGAGAGGCGATAACAATGACGATCGTCTTGCTATTTTAGTGCCACAAGTTTCTGATCTTGCTAAAAAGTATTGTGGAACAAGTTTTATAGATTTTTATTCATCAGCAAAAACAGAAACATTTAATATTATTGATAATTATACTTCAGTAGTAGTTATGAGCGAGACACCGCTAAATTCGGTAACATCAGTTAAAGAACGTGATAATCCGACTACGGCATATCTTACACTTACAAATAATACTGATTATTATATTGATACTAATAGTGATTCTATTTTTAGATTAGATTCAGATGGTAATAGAAAAGCATTTAAGAAAGGATTTGGAGCAATCGAAGTTGTTTATACCGCAGGATATAGTGCAGCTCCTTCCGACCTCAAATTAGCACTTTTCGATTTAGTTACTTACTATTTAAAAGATGAACATAAGCAGAGATTGACTCTTGGTGGAGCTACAATACAAAACCAAGGTTCTGCAAGTTTAAGAACGAGTACTGATTTTCCTGACCATATCAAACGAGTACTCGACTTATATCGGGTAGTCATCTAATGGCAGTAAGAAGTATTATAAAAATACTTAAAGGTAGAACTATACAATATAGCATGGATAAACTTGCTAATCTTTATCGTATGCAAAATAAAGAAAATGCACAGTATTTAGCTTATAGAAAAGAGCATATGAAAAAGTTAATGTTCAATGTTATAGCAGATACAGTTACAAAGGGTAAATATGAAGCAGAATTTACAGGAGTAAAAACAAAATTATCTAGACCTGAAGCAGATACCATATTAGATCAAATGTTTTATAAACATTTTAGTAAATCAAATATTGAGAAAGCATATACACACCGTGGTTTTAAATTTAGTAAAACTGCAACAACAGGTAAAGTTGTATATTTTGATGACGCAAGTACACGAGATTTTATAAAATTAAATTTCCCTTTAAAGCGTTCTAGAATTATGCAAGGAATGAGTGATCTTCAAACAGGTTCAGTTTTACCAACAGTTTTTGATAATAAAGTAAGTAGATTAGGCCCAAATCAGGACTTATTAGTTGAGGCTTCTCGAGAAGCATTGATTGAAATTTACGAACTTGAAGAAACTAAAAGAGGTGGCGGACGTTCAGTAACACTACCTTCTGGAAGAAGTGTAGGAAAAAAATCTATTAAAATGGATACTAGTCAAGCAGTAAAAGCACATGGAGGAGATCTACCACACCCTAATGCCACTCTTCCTGCAGACGCTAATTTACCCGAGCCTCACCATGTAGAGGGAACTACAGCTCGTGTAGCTGATATGTTAAATGTTTTAAAAAGTAATAATTTTAAGAAAAGTGTAGAAAGAGTAGCGGGGCAAGAAATAAAAGGAACAAGTTTTGAGTTAGGATTTAATAAAGTATTAGAAAAACTTGATATGTATTTTGAAATAAATGGAGAAACTGTTTCTAATATAGTAAAAAATGAAAAAGATTTTGAGATTGGAGTTCAAATAGCGGCAAGACATTTTAATGTTGGTGACAAAAATTTAATGGCATTAGGAGATAGCAAAGAATTCAAACATTTGTTACTTGATATCGAACTAGATCTTATGAAAGAATTATCAGACCCGGAAGCTAAAACATCTGAGTCTATGAAAACTTTGCATACTGATAGAGCTGCTCAGGCCATGATAAAAGAAATTTTTTCAGGGCCTCTTACTAAGAAAGGGACTCCTGATATGAGATTTAAAGTAAATAAAGCTTTAATGAATAAAAAAGGAACTAAAAACCAAAGTACGGCTGAATTTAAAGAATCATGGGAAAAATTAACTAAAGCAGTTATTTTTAGCAAAGCAAGTGCTAAGAAAAAATCAGTTAAAAAAGGAATAGAAAGAAAAGTACCAGAAAATGATGCATCTTTAGTTCGTTTAATGGGGCATATAAATAGAGCATTACCAAGACACTTAAAAAGAAATATGGAACCGCCTGCTCTACAATATAGAGGAAGAGGAAATCCGTCAAGACCTTTTGCAGGGCCTTTTAATAGAGGGGTAAGAGCTACAGCAGTAAGACCCGATCCAAAAAATATTTACAATGACGGTGTAATTATTGACTATACCTATGAAAAATATCCCTATCAAACATTTGAGCCAGGGTTTTTAAAAGGAGATGTAATGAGAGACCCTCGTAAATTAATAGAAGAAAGTATAAGAGATGTGTTAATTGAAAGACGAATAACAAAATTTCTAACTATGAGAAGAGTATAATGAGTGCGCAAGGAAGAACATATTCAACACGAAGAAGAGCGATTGTAGAAGCTCTAGCACAAAAATTAGAACAAATAAATGGACAAACTCCGTTTCGAGTTGCAGTCGCAGAAGTAGCAAGACGACTTAAATTTTGGGACGAAGTAGCAGATTTTCCAACTATTCACGTAGGAGCAGGAAGCGAATCACGTGAATATGCAAGTGGAAATCATAGATTTCGCTTCTTGCAAGTAACAATAAGATGTTATGTGCATAGCGAAGATGATGTAATTTATCGTTTAGAAGAATTACTAGAAGATGTGGAAGCAGTACTTGAGGATAATGATCCATTAGAGTATTTTGATTCCAATAATATTAAGCAATCTACTGCTCAGACGACCATTCTGAGTATAGATACAGATGAAGGAGTACTAGAACCTCTCGGCGTCGGTGAGATTGTCGCAGAGATAAGGTACTAAGGAGAAAATAATGGCAGACCAATTTTATTTTAGTCGAGATACGAAAGTCTATATGACACCGCATACACCAACTGGAACACCAGCTGTTAGATGGGAAATTCCTGTGTTAGATGGATTTAGTTTTTCTCAGGCTACAAATACAAGTGAAATTACTTTAAACGAAATGGCAGATGCTAATGGTAAAAGTAGAAGAAGTAGACAAATGTTTACAGATTCTTATGCACCAGCAGAGTGGAGTTTCTCAACTTATATGAGACCATTTGGAGCAGTACCAGCAGGTTCTGGAGAGATATGGGAGCCAAGTGCTTCTATTTCTGGAAAGCCTCAGCACGCAGTTGAAGAAGCATTATGGGCATACTTTGTAGGAGCAACAGACTTTGCTATCGGCAACGGTTCAACAGCTTCAGCATGGACAGGCCCAGACTTAGATGGGGGTTCACCAGCAAGTCCATATACTCCAATTACTAACAATGATACTAATTTTATTGTTGATTGGACAGCTTCCGAAGTAGCAGCTTTAGGAACATTTGACCTTTATTTCGAAATGGGTGGTGCAAGTAGTGGAACTAACCTTACTTATAAAATAGAAGGTTGTGTTGTAAACTCAGCAAGTATTGATTTCGATATCGATGGAATAGCTACAATTAATTGGAGCGGTATGGGTAAAATCATCACAGAAAGTGGTGCAGATGTCCCAGACGCTACAGCAAAAATTTCAGAAGGTACATCAACTACAAGTAATTTCATTAGAAATAGATTAACATCACTAACTGCACAAGGTAGCGGTAGTGGTCTTTTTAATGCAAGTTACGACCTAGTTTTAACAGGCGGAAATATAACAATGGAAAATAATATTACTTTCCTTACACCAGAAACACTTGGTGTAGTTAATCAGCCGTTAGGAAATGTAACAGGAACAAGAAGTGTAAGCGGTAACTTTACTTGTTATCTAAATAATGATACAGGTAAATCAGCAGAGTTATTTGAAGATATTATTGAGTCAACCTCAGTAATTACAAATGACTTTGATTTGACATTCAACATTGGTGGCGGAAGTTCACCAAAAGTTGCAGTTCAAATGCCAAACTGTCACTTAGAAGTTCCAACACATTCAATGGACGATATTATCTCTCTTGATGTGAACTTCCATGCATTACCAGCAAGTATTGATCCAGGATCATCAGCTGCTAATTATGAAGTAAAAGTTACATACACAGGTGTTGACTTAGCATAAATAATTTAACTGGAGGGCTTCGGCCCTCCACTTTATAGGAGTAAAAATGACAGAAGAAACAAAAACACCAGTTAGTTTAAAATCACTACTGA